GCGGCCGCGTCTTCAGGGTCGGCGAACGCGGACGCCGCGGCCTTCACCTCTGCGATGACAGCGCGCTTGGTGGCCTTCGCCGCCTGCTCCGCCAGCTTCTGCGCCTTGTCGGTGGCCTTGTCGAGCTCGGTCTTGTCGCGGTCCTCGAACTCCGCCACCTTGCGTGCGAGGTCGTCGGCCCGCTTCTTCTCCGCGGCGGCAGCCCTGCGGGCCTCCGCCTTCTCGGCCTTCATTCGGTCGAGAGCCTGCTTGCCCTTGTCACCGAGCTGGTCGGCGCCCTCTGGGTCCGGATCGGCCGGATCGGGTGCCGGATCCGCTTCGGACGCCGGCGGCGGGTCGGTCGGCTCCGGCTCGTCGTGGCGGGTCAGCCGGAACCAGTCCGCGCCCTGGGCGGCGGACAGCCAGCGCTGTCGGGTGCTCTGCATGGGTACTCCCGTTGCGGGACGAAGGCCGGCGCATTGCGCGCCCGGCCAGTAGATGAGCTTCAGCCGATGTAGCCGAAGCGCCGCAGCATCCGGATGGCCTCATCACGGTTGCCGGCGGACAGCTCGTAGATCTCCTCAGGCAGGAGACGGGGTGCACGGAGTCGGAAGCCGCGGCCGGACGCTGGGATGCGTCCGCGGGCGATGGCCTCGGCCCGCTCGGATCGGTAGAACGCGCCACGCCGTGTCGTGCCCTCGCGAGTCGCAGCGACCCGGCGGCCGTAGGCGGTCGTGGTGTACATCCCTCGGCGAGCGTTCACCACGCTGCTGACGCTCGCCCCGTCACGGATGGCCTGGGCGCCCGCAATCGTGAAGAGGCGGTCCTGCTCAGCTGCCGACAGGCTGCGGAAGTACGCTGCCGAGTCGAATACGCGAGGGTGGTGCCTTCCACGCTTGATCAGCCGGGCGGGCATGTGCACGCAGTCGCAGCGCGGGTGGCGCTGGAAGCCGGCGTTCCAGCCGAACTCCTTGCCCGCCAGGATGATGCAGCGAGCGCACGCCGGCGGGTTGACCACCCGGATGTACCCGTTGATCGTCCTGCTGGCCGTGATGGAAACGCCCGTCGCCTGCCGGCCCGCGTCCGCGACCTCCGATGCCGCCATCTTCAGCAGCTGCGTCAGGCCACGGAGCATCGCCTCCGTCTCATCGAGCCCCGCGCCGATCGCCTCCTTGGTGGTGATGACCGGCAGATAGAGCAGCGAGTCCAGCGGACGTCCGTCTGCGGCGCGGCCGGCGAACCCTGACACCAGCACCCGGCCGGCCGGGGCCACCTGGCCACCTTCGGCAGCGGCGACAGCGGCCACGTACTCGTCCGAGCCGCTCGCCGCCGCCGCCTGCCCCAGCACCACCGTCCGCACGATCTCCGGGCCCACCATGGACTCCCACGACCAGGTCAAATCCCGGCGGTCCAGCTGATTCCATAGGGCTTGCACGCGATCGCCGGTCTGCCGCTGTCTGCGCGCTTGTGTCACGTAGTAGGCCTGGGCCAGCTCTGCGGAGGTCATCCGGGATTCGGTAGGCGTGCCCATCAGTCGAGCGCCATCTCATCCGGCTCGGCGGCGAGTTCCGGTGGCGGCTTCGGACCGATATCCAGGGATGCGAGGTCGCCGGCGAGGATTCGGTTCATGGCGTCCTGAGCGGCCTCGCGGTCCTGCTGCTCCATGCGTTCGATCTGAGCCTGGCTGTATCGCAGGTCCTCCCGGGTCTGGCGGAGCGGCACGATCTTGGCGGTGTACTTCTTCACCGCTGCATCGGCCGACTGTGCGATCGTCGGCGTGGAGGCATCCCGCCAGATTGTTTCGAGTGATCGGGCCTTGGGATCCCATGTGCCGTCCTTCAGCCGCATGACCTTGCGGTTGACGCGCTCCCAAGTGCCGCCGTTACCGCGCTGGCGGCGTTCGCCCCGCTTGACGAGGCGGGTCTCGGACGATCGAATGCCGTCGGCAGACGCCGGGTTGTCGGTGGCGTGTCCCAGGAAGTGCGGCGGGATGGCTCCCATGCCGGCGACCAGGGTTGCCAGCAGCTTGATCGTCTCGTGGAAGTTGGACAGCGAGGCCTCGTTGAACTGCACAACGTCGGCGCCATCCTCCTTCCGGTTCTTCTCCGTCGCCCACATGCGGCCGATGATTCGACTGAAGGCGCTGACCTTGCGCCCCTGCTCGTCCTGGAAGTCTTCCTCGCCGAACCCGAAGGCCACCCTTCGCGGGGTGGCGTGATACTCGGCGGACACCATCATGTCGGTGGCGATCTTGCAGGCCGCGTCAGAGATCGGGATGATGTCGGCCAGCTCAGAGGCGCCATTGAGGCGCTTCAGTCGGCGCCGGTTCGCCAAGACCTCCACCATGACCTCGCCGATCTTGTGCTCGTCGCGCTCATGGTCGGAGTCCTCGACCCACTCGCTCTTCTCCCTCACCCACCACGACGTCGCATCCGGCAGGTACAGCGCGGCGTGCTCGACCTTGCCGTCGTCGCTGTCATCGCACCAGCGCTTCACCGCAGCACGAACCTCGCGGGTCCGTGGATCGAACTCAGCGAACATGTCCAGCGGGGACTCGACGGTCACCAGCGGGGTGGTCTCATCTCCCTCCCGGCTGCCGACCACGACGTAGGCCCGCCCCATGACGAGCGCGTCCAGATGCCCCTGCTGGGACTGCTCGTCCATGTCGTTGGCCTGCCAGATCCGCCACAGTTCCTTATCAGCGTCGGGCTCATCCGGGAACCGGAAGCCCTCGACGTCAAGGCGCTCCTCCAAGCTGTCCACCACCAGCCGAGGCCAGTTGATGACGACCTGGCGGACGGTCTCCTCCAGCTCTGCCTGCAGCTCCGGAGCCATGTACGACAGAGGCTGAGTGCCTTCATAGAAGGAGTCCAGGCGCCGAAGTGCCGGCAGCTCCTTGTCGTGGCACTTGATCAGGTGGGTGAGCCACTGCAGGTCGGTGCGGTCCACGGCTCACCTCATCTCATGATCAGCATCTTGGATTTCCTCTTGGGCTTGGCCTGGCCGGCGGCGATGGCGTCGCCGGCTGCTTCGTGGGCGAGGATGCTGGGCATCGCGGCATCGATCTTCTGGGCCGGGCTCGCCTTGCTCAGGACGTACCGGCCGCCCGTGCGAGCCGCCTTCCGGGCGTTCCGCACGTGAACCGCTGTGATCGGGCAGCCGTCGTGCCTGAACTCGGTGCCCGCCTTGCTCACATCCGTCAGGAGCCGCTCAGCTGCCGCATGCATCTGGACGGTGCGGTACGTGTACCAGCGGATCACCCGCTTCTCGCCGTGCTTCTCGGCCCAGGTGTCCATCTCGGACTCCCAGTACGGCGGATCCCCGTAGAAGCGGACCACGTTGAAGCGGGAGAACACCTCATCGACGGCTGCGGACACCTCCAGCCGCGGGACTTGGCCGCCGAAGTCTGCCGGATTCCAGATGGTCGGCATGTCGTCCGGCCCGTAGGTCGGGGTGAACTGGTAGCCGTCCAGCGTCTCCAGCCGCAGCGCGGTGTGGTCGTCGACGTCCGAGCCGTCGAAGCCGGCGACCACCGTGGTGCCGTCCGGAACTTCCCGAAGCGCCGCGAGAGCGTCCCAGGCGTCGCCGTTCATCCACGAGCCCTTGCCGTAGACCACACGGTTCCCGAAGAAGCGCTCCGCCTGCTCCGGATCGGTCTCCATCAGCTCCACGGCCTCGGCCTCGATGGCGTCGAGGTCGACGTGCGTGGAGCCCGCGTACACGTAGCGGTGGATCTTTCGCCGGTCCGTCTTGTTCGTGTACTTCAGCGAGGCCGGCGGCGTCCGGTGGAAGCGGAAGATGTCCTTGACCTTGGACTCTGCCGTGCGCTGCGCGACCGACATCTCCGAGGGCGACCACGCATTGGTTGTCTCCATCGTGCGGCCGCCCATGCCGGCGGCGCCGCGGCGCTGCGTGTCGGCGACCCGGTCCATCTTGTTCGCCACCGTCCACAGCTGCGTCTCGTCCTGGAGAACGAACGTCACCGGGTTACCGAGGCGGGACTGGGCGCTGCTGGTCACCACGTCGATGCGACCGTCGTTCGGTAGCCGGATGAACTGCTCGCCCACCCGCATCAGCTCACCGAGACGCCCGTAGCGGATCATCGACTGCAGCGGGCGGTAGACGTTGTCCGTCTGCTCCTCCGAGAACGCCGTGATCTGCACCAGCGGCGTCGGCCACGGAATGCCCATCGGCTCGCCAGGCTCGTACTCGTAGCCCCAGCCACAGCCACAGCCGTGATCCCGACAGTCGTAGGCCTCGCCGCCGTCCGCCCAGCCGTTGAAGACGGCCGGCCCGACACCCTCCAGAGCGCAGATCGAAGCGGTCCACGGCCCCTTGCCGGTCTTCTGCGGGGCGACGCACTGAGAGCGCCGGTAGTGGAACGCCGGCGCCAACTGGCCGAACGTTGCCGACGGCTTCACCCGGTAGAAGTTCGCCGTGCACCACAGCTGCCAGTCGTACATCTGGAACGGCTCGCCCTTGCGGAAGCCGTCCGGGACGACGCAGTGCCGCTCGATCCAGTCACACGCCACCCACAGCGTGGGGAAGTCGACGACGAACTCGTCAGGCCCCATCGGCCGGAACGACCTTCAGCCGCGACCTGGCCGACTTGGCCGCCGCAGCAGGTCGGCCGCGACCAACAGGCTTGGCGGGTGCGGCCTCCTCGGCAGTGATCCTCCACCGG